GCATACTCGGCGTCACGGGTCCAGCGCTTGAAGTGCCAGTGCGGTCCTTCCCTCCGGAGGCGATGCAGTTCGTTGATCGAGATGCGCGCCACGCTCCGGAACACGCATCCGCACGCCGACATGCTGCGCAGACGGCGACGGCCGTATCCGTGGCAGACCGCGCACTTCTCGCTCGCGAGATAGCGCACCGCTTCTTCGGTCACGCGCGCCTGGGCTTCTTTGCCGGCGCGTGCTCGGGGCAATAGGTCTTGTCGCCCTTCGCCTGCCAGTCCGGCGGCGGATCGAGCACGATTACCACGCCTACGCCCGAGATGGGCTCGATTTCCGCGATCTGCCGCGATACCGCCGTAGCAGGGCATTCCGCGCAGGTCCATGTGGCGCGGATCCCGAGTACGCTCGCCTTGTCTTTCGCGGGCGCGCTCACAGGCCGAGGAACCGCCCGATTTTGACCCAGGCGCAGAACCGGCGGTCAGGCTGACCCCAGTCAGAGACGAGATGGCCAGGCCTTATCCGGGGATAAGTGGACCGAGGGACAAAGCCAGTGGTCAGCCCCGGATAAGAGACCAACAAGGCTGCGCCAGTGGTCAGGAGGATCGGCTCCGTCATCGGCCGCCTGGGCCGCGCCCGTAGAGCATGAACCGCAACGCCACCAGCAGGGCCGTGCGCAGAAGGCAGTTCAGATCCTTCACGCGACCTGGCCCTTCTCCAGCACCTTCAGCGAGCGGGGCCCGGTGCGTTCACTCTTCAGGAAAAACGCGAGGATGCCGGGCTTGACGTTGGCATGGAGCGCCTTCAGCTTCGCGGTGGCGAATTTCGCGAAGGCCTCCGCGCCGATCTTTTTGACCAGGGCGGGGAAGTCAGCAGTGGTTTCGAGGCCGCGCTCGCCCAGCTCGACCACGAACCGCTCGCCCACGATCTGGTCCTGCGAGTCGGGCGCTTTGGCGCGGATGTCCTTCCGGATCGCCTCTTGCCGCTTGATTTTGCCGGCGAACGGCGCCAGCTCCTTCTCGATCGCGCCGAGTTCATCGGCAAGCGTTGCCAGCGGATCCGGTCGGGCTTCCGCTGCTGCTGCTGCTGTCTTTTTCGCTGCCAAACCATCAGTCGGTTCGGCCGCGCGCCATTTCCGGTCTTTTGACCCAGGCGAAGACGAACATCAGGCCTGACCCCAGTCAGAGACGAGATGGCCAGGCCTTATCCAGGGATAAGTGGACCGGGGGACAAAGCCAGTGGTCAGCCCCGGATAAGTGGACCGGGCGACGGCGCAAGTGGTCAGGCGTGCAGGATCAGGCGCAGGCGCGCGAGCGCATCGTGCGCCAGCTCGTGCGTGTGCGATTTTGACAAGCCGACCTCCGCGCTCGCCGTCTCGAGCGTGGCTCCCTCCCGGTACCAGGCGCGGATGATGCTGCGCCGCCTCGGCTCGAGGTATTCGATGGCATCGTCCACCCGGGCGAGTTCGCGCCGCCGGTCGATCGCCTCATCGATGGACGGCCTCTCGGCCACGTCGATGCCGGCGCCGATGGGCAGCGCGGTGGCGTCGCGGTAATGGCGGCCGCGGATGCTGTCGAGCATCGCGCCCCGCGCCACTTTCCTCGCATACGGGCCAAACGGGGCGCCGCCATGTTGACCACTGGCGTCAGACGGCTGGTCAGCCTTATCCGGGGATAAGGTCTCCTTTTCGCTTCGCCCGTGGTCAGGTCGATATCGCGGCGCGGCGCGAAGCAGGGCCATCAGGCCGGTCTGGATCAGGTCGTCCAGCTCGAAGCACGGGGGAAGGAAAGTCTTCAGGCGCTCGGCGACCCGCCGCACCATTGGCGTGTAGGCATCGACCAGTTCGTCCCGTTTTTCGCGGACGCGATCGCGGTGGTCGCCGCTGTCGATCGGGGTCGGCGGTTGGCAACGATCGTTGCAAAAGCGCGCCGGCTCCGGCTGCTTCCGGCCGGTCGTGGCAAGGGTTGTGGCAGTAGAACGCACAAGCTATATTGACACGCTCTTTTGTATTTTTTAGTACGTTAATTGATATCGCTTTAAATCCTGCCTTATGTCGGGAGCGCGGTCGCGACCTCGAAAGTCGCGCTATCCTGGCCTTATGTCCCCTGAGTCCGAATTGCACCCAAATAACGCAGAATGGCTGTCGAAACGCGACGCCGCACGCCTGCTCGGCGTAGGCGAACGTCAGATCGAGCGCCAGGCCGCGGCGGGGAAGATCCGCACGCGCCGCGAACCGCGCCAGCCGCATCAGACGGCCGCGCCCGTGCTTTTTTCACGCGAGGATGTCGAGGCGATCAAAGCCGGAACGCCGAATTACTATCCCGTCGTCGAGAAGCGGCCGGCGGCGGGATCAAACGATGCCGGCGCGGTCGCATCGGGGGAACCCGAGACGCAGGAATCGAAGGCGATTCTCCCGGCAGCCCCGGCCGCTCCCGCCGGCGCGGCGCTCGAGCGGCTGGCGCAGTTGCTCGCCGCCCCGCCGGCGCCGCCGGCGAAACCATGGCTTTCGATTTCCGAAGCGGCCGCTTTTTCCGGCTTGCCCGCCGCGTTCCTGCGCCGGCATGCGCCGGATCTCGCGCCCATCGGCTATGCCGTTGACGTGTCGCGGGGCGGCCGGCCGCGCTGGCGGATTTTGCGCGCCGCGCTCGAGCGGTCGTTTCCGGCGAGATGAGGCAGTTTCAGCGGGCCACCGTCCGGCCCAGCCCAAGAGTCTGAAGGAAACTCTTCAAAGTTTCCGCCACACCGCCGCCCGTTGAAGGAGAGGGTTTTTCGAGGGCTAAGCTAAGCGCCCGCGCCGCGCGAGGTCTCGCCGGCGATCGTGATGTACACGGCGCCATCCGCGACGCGGTGCCGCACGGGCAGGCAGAGCAGGGCGGACAGGATGTCCGCAAGCTGGCGGGCCTCGCCCTTGCGGGGCGGGTAAAAGCAGAACGGCCCCGCGATGTCGAGCGCCCAGTGGCTGGCCTTGCGCCGCGATTTCGGCGACGTTCGCGAATCGCGCTGGTCGGCGAGATGGCGGAATTCCTGGGGGAAGTGGTCAGTCACCTGATTTCCATTCTTTGGCGGCCTGCTCCTGCGCCGCAAACCAATCCTCGATCTCCGCGTCCGGATTCCCGCTGATCTTCCGGTATTGCGCGAGGGTTTCGCCTGCCTGTTTCGCGACGTACTCATTCGCGGCCCGCTCTTCGGCGCTCTGAGGCTGCGGCCGCGCCGCCTCGGCGGCGGACACCTGCCGCGCCCGCTCCTGTGCGCACTCAGCCGCGATACGCACGAACAGCGCCCATTTCTTTGGCCGCGCGCCCTCAGCGGCGTGGCGGAACTGCGCGAACGCAGCCTCGTCCGGAATGTGCTCCGCGATCTTCGCGAGGATTTCGTCGTCCGGGGCGGTGGGAAGCCGGAAGAACGCCGTCAGCCAGCTTTCGAGCTTTTCGGCGATCGGGGAGGGGGAAGCGGGCGTGCGGACGATGAGCGGCGCCGTTGCAACGCTGCTTTCTCTGATCGAGGAAGACCGTCCGCCCGCGTTCTTCTCTCTACTCTCTACTCTCTTTTCTTCAATAAGGATGCCGCGCCCAGGCCCCTGCGTGCAAAGGAGATCCGCGTACTTTGCATTGAGCGCATTCCGCTCGTTTTTGAAGTTTGCATGCTGCTCTTCGAGCCATTGCAAGGCGCTTGCACGGGCAACCGGATCGGCCGGTAACTGGTTGCCTTGCACGGCAACTTTGCCGAAGTTCCAGCCTTGAAAGTTGCCTTGCAAGGCAACTAATTTTTCAGAGTTTTTGGGGTCGAACCGGGCGGGTCTTGGAACAAGATACATCACCCGGCCCTCGGCGCGCACGAGATTTTGCGCGATCAGACACTCGCGGGTGCGGCTGATGTGCCCCTTCATCCCCGGCGCCAGATCGAGGAGCTCGATCAGATCTCGGAGTGTCGCCGGGATCGGCTGGCCGGCCTTGTCGAACTCCAGGAAGCCGCGGCCGTTCTTGCGCACGACCATATCCGGCTCGGCCTCCCATACCTCGGGCCCGCACCAGCTCCAGAGGATCATCGCGTGACGCAGGCGCGAATCGAGGCACTGATCGGGCGCCATGGCGCGCAGGATGACTTCGCGCGGAACCTTTGCCCAGTGATCGCGCTCGCTGCGGCCGCTCATCGGGTGCCTCCGCGACCGCGTCGCGCGCCGTCACGGTGGAGCAATGGGTTCTTTATTGTAAATTGAGTCCGGCTCATCTCAAACCTTTCATTCAGTTACGGTTGAAGGGTTTGACCCAGGCCGGGAAAGGCAGGATAATACTAAGTGACGCACTAAGTACGTTCACCTACCCGGCGCTAAGTCAACAGCGTCAGCGTTTCTGCTCTTGGCCTGGAAAACGAAGAGGCAGTTGCGCTGATTATTTCCGGCGGGCGCAGGGTGGTGGACGTGGCGTCGGAATCCCGTGAAACCGGACTTTCCGGCTAGCGTGGATAACAGACAACCTCAGGCGGCGACTTCGCTGCAGGGGGTTGTCCACCCGCCTCAACTTCCGATAATGGATATCGTGGTAGATAATCGGATCGCATTCCGGCGAGTAACTCGCCGAATTGAGTACCATTACCCGATTGAAAAACGGGAGCACGGTTATAACTGTACCGTAACTCCTGATTCCCGACTTAGTACTGGCCACTTAATTCGCCGCCTTTTTCCTCGCGGCGGGCTCTGTTTCAAACTTCGGCGCGCGCCCCTTTGCGCGTTCGGCTTTGCGCTCCTCGGCGGTGAGGCCACTCCAGCGCGAGTTGGCGGCCTTGCGGCCCTGCCTGCTTAGTTCCTTCGCGCTCAAGACGTTGGCGCGCTGCTGTCCACCGAGGCGCCCGGCGTTCGTCAGATGCTCGATCGAGTAGGGCATGACTGGCTTTTATATTATGCGTAGCAGTTAACAAACGCCAGCCCCGGACAAAAAAGCCGGGCATTTTCTGCGCGGCCATGGCGAACAAAAACCGAAACGACCGCTGCATATATCCCGTACCACCCGAACCGTACACCCCGAACTCGCGCCGTTGCTCTTTACGTTCCCCTTTCGCGACGCTGAACGCGTGTGCGCGTCCACGTCCCACGCACGGCCGAAGGACGGCGCGAGCAGTGTTACGCGAAACTCATCCGCACGGTGTCGGACAACCGAACGGCGATGGCGTTCGAGGGCAATCTGCTGCGCTGCGGCGCTGTGATCGACGATGCCGAACTGTGGCCGGGGGAGGACTGGCCCGCCGCGCCGCTGCTGCTCGAATACGCCGGGCTCGATTACCGGGCCCCGCTCCAGCGTCTGGCGAACGGGTATGGCGGGAAACGGCGGCCGCTGATCCATATCCTCTGGCGCTACGACTGCGACGAATGCGAGTGGCGCGAGCTGGTGCGCAGCTCAAGCGTGGATGGCGACTGGGTGCAGCAATTCGCGGCCATCGCGCGGGTCGAACTCGGGCGCGGCGCGAAAAGGCCTCCGGTGGAAGTGGCGGCGCTCGCCTCCGCCCGCTGCGTCGAAGCGCTCGACCGTGAGCTGCGCGAGCTGAAGGGCGAGGAACTGATCCTGGCCCTCGGATTCCTCTACGAGCAGGTGGCCGCGCGTATGGTCGAACTCGACAAGTGCGCGTGAGGGGGTGGGCCGGATCCGCCGGCCCCCGGCCGGGTTCTTCGCGCCGCGGCGCTTCTCCTGGTTTTCGCGTGGTGTTTCGTCAGCGCGTGCTTACGCGGTACCGCCGCCCGCGCCCATGGCCCTGGCTTTCTGCTTGCGCAGCGTCTGCGCGTACACGTAGACCTCGCCCACGGTCGTGTCGTCCATGCTCTTGTCCGCATGCGTCCCGAAGTAGCGGCTGGTTATATGGCTGAATCCACGAACGGCGTCGTCGATGGCGCCCGGCTGCCGCTCGGCGGCGGCGGGGGGTGTGGGAGTGGAGGGGGTATCGCCTGCCGGGTTGCGGCGCTGACCCTTCGCGGGCGACTTCTTCGGGGGCGACTTCTTCTTCGTGGGGGGTGTTGCCATGAGGCCATCATGGCAGGGTCGAGGGTTGCGCGTCACGCGCTAATGCGTTCGCCGGGTGACCGCGTCTTCCGCGTCTTCGGCCTCGGCATTGCGGATAAACTCCTTCATCGCCTCGATCATGGATGGGCGCTCGGCGTTGCTGATGTAGTTGAGGGAGCCGGGCTCGCCGGCTGGCCCGATCTTCTCCATCGCGAACATGAGCAGTGCAAACCCGTACTGCTCGCCGGTTTTCGCGGTCGCCTCCCGGATCGCGCGTCCGAGGGTCTCGCCGATGTCGCGCATCAGCTCGCGGATGTTGTCTTCTATCGGGACGGATGGCATGTCGTCTCCCCGGCGGCCTCCGCGCTCACGCGAACTGCTTCCCGGCGTCGGGCGCGATCGCGGGCTCGCGGCCTTCGCGTCTCAGCTCCATCAGCGCGCCCACGCAGTTGCGCAGGATCGCGATCGCCTCGTCCAGATCGCCGCGGTAAGTGCAGTATGCGACCGCATCGCCGCCGCCGCACGAAATGCGCGTCGCGATCGGGTCCGTGCGCTTCCGGATCACATGGACGGCGTAGCCTTCCTCGGTGTCGAGAACAAGCGCCTTGTCGAGTACGGCTTTTTCTTCGTCCTTCACTCAAATAACCCTCTCTGCGCGGCCGCCCGCAGCGCCGCGAGCACGCGCGGCGGAATCTCGCTCGCCGCGTACGGCGCATACTCCAGCTCGGGCATCAGCCACAATTGACCCGTCCGCCGCGCCCGTGATCGCCGGCGCACCGCGTAGGAATGCCGCGCGTCCTGCTTCGAGTGGCAACTGGCGCAAAGCCGGTCGATCACGCCCGAATGCGCCGGATCGTGGTAGCGGTGGGCGAAGTTGAGGTAACGCGGGCAGGCGCGCCCGCAGCGGCTGCAGCGCACCCCGTGAACCGCGATCACGGCCGCGCGAAAGCGCCGCCAGGTGCGGCCGTACAGGGGGCGGAGTTCAGTGCGGATGGGCATCAGTTCACCTTAGCCGCATGGCTCGCCCGCGCGAAATGCACGGCGCGCTGCATCTTGCGCAGCTCGCGCATCTGCTCCTTGTCGTGCGCGAGTTTTGCGCGCTCGGCGATGGTCAGCGGGCGCAGTTTCAGGCCCTCGCCGACCATGTGGATCGCGCCGCATTTCAGACACACGGCCATGCTCTCGTTCGGGATCGGCGCGGCGTCCGATCCGTCCGCGGTCCCGATCGCGTCCATGCGACAGCCGCATTCGATACAGCGCGTTTCCGGCGCGCGCGTAACCCCAGCAATCACGTTGTTACCTCGCCTTCGTCGCCGAATTCATACAGCGCGATCGCGTCCTCGATCGCTTCCGCCTCATCCTCACGTAGCAGGATGCGGCAGCCTTGCGCCTGCTTCAGCAGTCCGCGGAGCGCGGTCGCGTGACTGGGGCGCGTGGCGATAGGTTCGCGAGCTTCGCCGGCCTGGCTCATTGCACAGGCCCCTGAACGCCGCCGGTCATCGGATAGGGGAGCTGGTGCTCACGATAACCCGCTTCGCGGATCTGCTCGCGAAGGCCCGCGAGGTTCTCGGCGAAGGCCTGGTTATGGTCGTGTTTAAGAACCCAGCAAAGCACGTCGCAGGTGATCATAATCCGGCTTCTCGTCTCCGGATCGATTGCGAGCTTCGGCAGCGCGCCGGTGATCAGCGCCAGCAGCGTGTCGTGCGCGTGCTGGATTTCGAGGGCGTCGCGCACTTCAATCTTCGGCGGGCTCACGGCCGCGCCTCTGCCGACGGCTTCCTTTGCGCCGCCCTTTTCGGCCGCGCCTCTGCCGACGGCTTCCTTTGCGCCGCCCTTTTCGGCCGCGCCTCCGCGGCCGGCGCGGGCGCATGGATAAGCTCCGCCTGCTCTTTCACAGATTGGTATGGCATCCACCAGCGCCCGCGTGCACAACCCCGTCCGATCCGCGAGAAAATGACCAGGCCGTCCTCGATATCGATGATCCTCATCGTTTCCACGCGGCCGTCGCCGCACCTGATTCGTACTTCGGCCCCAATCTCCAGCGCACGAGAGCCGATCACGTCCCGCCTCCCTCCCTGGCCAGCTCGGTTTCGAGCTAAAGCTCCAGCGACCAGCGCACGAACGCCCGCACGCTCCATCTCCTCGCGCGTCACGTTCGCGCCTCGCCTCTCGCGCGCAACTCCTGCGCAGCCCGCTCGATCCCGCGCGCCCAGCGCACGAACGCCGGCGCGCTCCAGGCCTCGGGATGGTGGCTGTAGATCCACGTCCGAAGCAGGTTGAGGCTGATGCCTTCGATCTGCGTTACCGCGATCAGCTCGTCGGGCAGGGGATCGGTCGCGCCGAGGGGTTCGCGGCTCGCCTCCTCGATCGCGGCGCGCACGGCGCCGCGCAGGGGCTCGCCGGGGGGGTACTCGGTCCACTGCATGGCTCGATACCAGCATAGTTTCGGAGCCGCGCCTCCGCACGCGAAATGTTTTCGAGCGCCCTCCTTGCGCGGTTCAGCGCGCTCCGCACCTGCCTGAGTACCTGGGTCTGTTCCGTCATCCAAGGAAAGATATCGCGCGCGGGGCGCAAGTGTCACGTATCCACCTATGATGGATGGCGGCAACCCGCGCGCGGCGGATCCGCGCGCGCGGGGCGCAAGTGTCACGTATCCACCTATGATGGATGGCGGCAACCCGCGCGCGGCGGATCCGCGCTTCTTCGTGTGAAGCCTGCTCTCGGTGCGGGCGCGTCGCCGGCGGCGCGTCCGCACTCTACGATAGACGGTATAGGCTCAATGCCCAGGAACTTCCACCGATGAAGCTCAAACCTGCATAGTAGCTTCCCGAAACTCTTCACGCGATCATCGTTGCATGCCATCCCGTCGCGCGTTCCTCGGCTCGCTGCTCGCCGCGGCCGCGCTCGATCCGGAGCGCCTCTTATGGGTGCCGGGCGCGAAGCTGATCTCGATCCCGGGGCCTCCGCAGCTTGATACCTGGGATGAGTTTGTGGCGCTCGACCTTCCCGATTCGCGCATCATCTGGGTCGCCGGCCATGCCTCGTTCTACAAACCGGGCGACCACGTTCGCTATAGGGGCACGACCTGTCTCGTCACGGCTGCCAAGGCAAACGGGAGCATGTTGCGGCTCTCGACAGATCCGAACTATTTCGATCACGACTTGATCACCACTTACTGGAAGGCGCGGAGGTCCCTCGCGTGAACCGCCGCGGCTTCCTCGGCGCGATCGCCAGCGCGATGGCCGGCGGGTCAAATGCGGGCGTAGCCTTCCTCGAACGCAGCAGCAGGGCTAAAGCTCTCGTACCCGTCCTCGTAGAGCACGTAATAGCCGCCGGGCTGCGGCTTGTGCTTCAAGAGGTATTCCGGTCCGACTGTTACCGGCACGACGCGCTCATCTTCAGGGAGAAGGCGAGCGCCGTAGCGCGAGCTGACGCGTTCCCACTGGCATCGCTCGCAAAGCCCGCAGGCCGATCCAAGCATGATCGCGCCCTTGCAGACCGGGCGCGTAAATGGTGGCGGCGACGGGAGCACGACGGCTTTGATCTTGAGCGCCCGCACTTCCTTGTGGCAGCGGTAACGCGGTAATTCCCTCACCAGAGGCGCTCGTACGCCGCGATCGCCGCGTGCAGCGCCGCCATCTTCTCGGCGCGCGACAGCGGGCGCGATTGCACGGCATACGGCCGCACGAAGTTATCGAGGGTGACCGCGACGAACGCGGCGGCCTCCAGCACCACGGCGACGTCGCACGGTGCGGGCGTGTTCATGCCGTACCCGATGGCGCCCTGCGCGGCGCCCCGCGCCTCACCCTTGCAATGCTGGGCGGCTTGCATGTCGGCCAAATAGGCCTTTTCTTTTTCGAGTGTTTCCGTGATGTGGTCCAAACATGGAAATCGGCCGCCGGCGCTCGCGTTTCCGGCGCGGGGCGCGCCGCCGCGCGAAAGTTTCCGGGGGCCTTTCCTGTCGGGATACGTGGCTGGTTGCGCGCCGGTGAAGCGCGGCGGCACATCACATATTTGTTATATCTCGGTGAAAACACGTGGTTTGCGCGCGAAATCCGTACGAAAAGTTCGAACTTTGCGTACAGCGGAATGGGCCTGGGTAACTCCCTTGTTTTGGGCCGAAAAGGGGGGCGTTTCGCGACGGCTTTCCGTACAGGCTGCCCTGGGAGCGGGAAAATTGGGGGCTGACTTACCCGGGTTTATCTGGATCGGAGCGCGTCCGCGACAGTCGTATGGGGGACGCCCAGCTCGCGCGCGATGGCGCGCAGGCTCATGCCGGCCGCCTTCATCTCCGCGGCCCGGTCGCGCCGGAAGATCTTCTGCGGCCGGTGGGGCGCGAGGTTCTTCCCGCTGCGGCTCTGCGTCTCCTTGCCCACGCGGCCGGCCGCATAGTCGGTCTCATACTGCTTCCGGCCGGCCTTCACCCTGCCCACGATCAGCTCGCGCTCGAATTCCGCCACGGCCGCGAGGATGTGCAGCAGCAGCCGGGACGTCGGGTTCTTCTGGTCGGTGTCGATCGATTGCGTGACGGCCAGGAAGCGCACGCCCCATGTGTCGAGCTGGAGGATGTTATCGACGAGGTCGCGCAGGGTTCGGCCGAAGCGGTCCAGCTTCCAGACCATGACGATGTCGATCTTCTTCATGCGCGCGTCCTGCATCAGCCGGTCGAGGCCGGGGCGCCGCGCCTTCGTGCCGCTGATCTTGTCCGCGTATTCGTGGAGGGTCCAGCCCATGCGGCCGGCGAATTCTCTCAGCTCCGTGGCCTGCATGGCGTGGTCCTGCTTGTCGGTCGAGACGCGCAGGTACATGGCGGCGTTCAGTTGTTGTTGTGGCATGCGTTCAATTAAAAAACCCGCCGGCGCGCCCGGCGGGTTCTGCATTGAGGAACAATCACAATGAGGTACTGCGTTACCTTATGGTCGCCTTTCGCGGGCGATCTTTCCGGCGGCTATCTCAGCGCCCCTCCGATCGCGGCTGTGAATGCGCCCAGCAGGCGCCAGGCGGAATCGAGGGCGTACGCGACAGCCGCGGCATAGATACATCCCATCAGCACGCGAAACAGCCGCCCGTGCAGTTCCGCGGCGCGCAGCTCGTAGTCGCGCGCCGGGATCATCGCTTCACCTCGCCGCCGTAATCGGCCATGCATCGCTCCCAGAAGCTGCAGTATTTGCGGCTGCAGAGGTTGGCCGCTCGATTCGGCGCGTAAACTCCCGAGGCCATCTGCTCCCGCGCGATCGAGTAGAGGCGCGTGGTGTGGTGGCGGTCGCTGTCGGTGATGGCGATGGTCGTCGGCTTCAGGTCGACCGTCTTGCCCTTGGTCAGGGTATCCAGCCGGGCCTTCCCGTTCGCGCCGGGCTCCAGCATGGCGTAGGTGGCCACCTGATTGCGATAACCCGCGGGCGCCTGCCCGGTGGCGCGCTTCGCGGTCTTGAGGTCGATGATGGTCCCGTGCACGTCGAGCACGTCGATGTACCCCTGCACGGGCACGCCGCCGATCACGCCTTCGACGCGCTTCTCTACCGCGGCGGGCTCGATCTGCGGGGCCGCGCGCTCCATGTAGAGGCGCGTCATCACTTCGCCCGCTTCCTTCATGTCGGCCGCGTCGTCGCCCTTCTCGAGCGTGATCTGGTCCAGTTCCCGCGCCCACGCATCGCGGAACAATGCGACTGCGCCCGCGGTGGGCAGGTCTTCGCGGGTGTGCATCTTCTGGCGGAAGTTCTCGGTTATGGCGTGGTGGACCGCGCTGCCGAGTCCCAGGTGGGCCGATCGGCGCTCGGGCAATCCGAGCACCTTGCGGTAGAACCAGCGGACCTGGCACGTCTGCGCGAATTCGTTGAGGCTGCTCGGGCTGAGTACGGCGGGGATCGCTGGCCCGTACACTTCTGTACGCGGCGCGCGCAGTTCCCGTGCCTGCTGCATCCGCGCCTCGACGCGCGCGCCCTTCGCGGCCGGCGCGTCGCGATCGAACACGAGTACGGGGCTCATCGTGAGCCCCTCCGGTTCAGTTCGATGAACAGCGTCACCGCGAACCGCTCGACCGCGTCCGCGCCGAAAGCGAAATCCGTCAGTCCGCGCTCGCGCGCGTGCTTCTCGATCTCGAGCACAGCGTCAACCGCCGCCTTCCCGCTCGCCGCCAGCGTTCCGGCGAGGCCAGTGTCGGGCGCCGTCGCCGGCGGGGGCGGCATGCGCGCCGCCTGCGCCTTCGCGATGCTGTCCTCGAGCTGTCGGGTCAGGTCCTGGCTGTTACCCTGTGGCTGGTACTGTGGCGCGGCCGCTGCCGGGCTCGGCTGGACAGGGCTACGTCCTCCCGTCAGCGGTCGAATCTGAAACTCCACCGTGCGCCGGTTGCCTTGCGCGACTTCCCGCTTGCAGATCTCGAAGGGCTCGTGCGCGCGAACGCCCGCCGCGCGGATCCTGTCCGCGACGAACGGCGCGAGGTACAGTTTGCGGCCGTCGTCGAGCGTGAACATCACCTGATCGCCCGAGAACTGGCTCGTCACTTCGCGGCCGTCCGCGAACGCGAGACTGACGATCTCGGGGATGTTGGTCTGGAATTTGACCGCGCCGCCGGTCTGGGTGGCGGGGCTCATGCCGCCCTCCGCGTTACACTCATCCCTGAAATCTTGCTGGGTTTCGTTTCCTGACTCACAACCGCGGGCGCGGGGGGTGCTGCCCCTGCGCCCGCAACGGCCCTGGCCGCCCGAATCAGCGCGGCGAGTTCCTTGCGCGCCGCGGCCGTCAACTCAACCGTGTCATCGTGCAGCAGCTCTTCGTTCCAGGCGAGCAGGGCGAGGACGGACGCGGGCGCATCCTGCGCTTCCGCTTCCTCTCTCTCCTGTTCGCGCGCTTCGGCCTCTTCGCGCTCGCGCGCGGCGTCGAACTCGGCGTCGTAGTCTTCGCTCATCAGTTCGTAATCGAGTGTTTCTGCGTCCCGGTACATCGTCTGTTTCTCCCGCGTGTTTTTCGTCGCGCCCGACTGCTTACATTTACAGTCTATACGTAGCACCTTCGTATGTCAATACGTAGCGCATACGTATGCACGATTTGGCGGGTACTGATTTTTGCCATAGTACTTGAAAGCTACGTAGCGGAAGCGTACGGTAAAATTGGATGCATGGCAGCTAAGAACGGTGATGCCGCCCAGGAACAGCACGTTTTGGTTAACGTGACCGAGGCCGGCCGAAAGGGCGGGAAGGCGCGCGCGAAGAACATGACGAAAGCCGAACGCAGCGATGCGGCGCGCAAAGCCGTTCAGGCGCGATGGGCGAACGCGAAAAAGGCGGGCGCGAAGAAGGCGGCGAAGAAGAAGGGAGGGTGAGGTGAATCCGATGCTGCAGCAGTTTCTCTCGGTGGCGCTGCCCATCATGATCACGTTCGTCGCCACGATCTGGATCGCGGCGTGGGCGCAGAACAAGCGGCTTGACGACATCATCGCGCGGCTCGGCCGCATCGAGTCCAAGCTGGAGGATCACCAGGACAGGATTGTGCGGCTGGAGGAACGGAATCCGCCGCTCCTGCGCCGGTGAGATATCTCGCGTTTGGCGGAATGGTGATGTGGGCAGCCGGAATGACTCTGGCTGTCGCCGTCGCCGCCGTCTTCCGCGCCTTCGGGCTCGCGTGCGGGTATCCCGGCGTAAACGACGCGGCGGGCGCGGCGGTCTATGTGGCGGTTGTATGCCTGCTCGTGTGGTCGGGCGGGGCGGGGAAGGGATGACGGCGCGCCCGCGAATCGCGTGCGCGCCCGTTGCGGTGGTTTAGCTGGCGGGAGTCGGGGCGGGAGTGGCCGGGGCCTTCGAGGCGAACACGCCGGTGGCTTTCAGGGCGCCCACGGCCCTGTCGATCATGGTGCTGGCCAGCGCGACGTCGGCATCGCTTAAGGATTCGCCCACTTCGGCGGCGGTCTGGATGGCGTCGAGCACGATCTGCTTCTTCGCCGTGCCCTTGCCCTCGCCTTCGATGGTGGCTTCAACGGTCAGAACGCCGCTGATGATGACGGGGAGGAACTTTGCAATGTTGAGGAAGGTTTTCATACTGATTAAGTCGGCGCGGGGCGGGCTGTGATCCGGAGGCTCTTTCTGGTGGTCACGGTCCCGTGGGCGATCTTCGTGCTCTGGGCCGGGACCACGCGCGAGAGCGGGATCGACCGTATGGATCTCGCGCTCGCGGCGGGGCCGTTGCTTATTGGCTGGCTGCTGCGGACAGCCGGTCGCTTTGTGGTGACGGGCTCGGTGCGGCGCCGGGAAATTCAATAACTTTCCCTTTTCCGCCCGGGACGGGCTGCGCCGCGTCGCCCGCGATCCGCAGGATGCGGTTCGCCGCGATGGTCGCCCGCGCCGTGTTGCGGACCGGAATCCGCATCCCTTCGGTCAGCGCGCGCACGCCTGCCGGCGAATGCAGGAGCTTCGACAGAGCTCCCGCGCCCACCACCATGGGAATGCCCGTCGCCGGGTTCGTCCACATGTAGCCGAGGCCGGCCACGATCGATCCCACCGTTGCGCTCTGGCTCGGGTTCGTCACTTCGCCCAGCTTCTTCGCGATCAGAAAGAAGTTGTCCAGATCCGCCCGATGCATGGGGTTGGGAAATAACAGCTTCTTCGTCTCGGGTCCGAGATTCTCCCACTTTCCAAAGAGGCTCTGCGCTTTGCCGAATCCGCCTTCGGCCGTCGCATGGCTGAACAGATCTTCGAGATATGCGCGCCCCAGTCGCGGCATGGCGCCGGGCGTCTCGCGCGCGATCTGCCGCAGGCGCTCGATGCCGGCGTCCTTCGCCCACAGCGCCGCGTCGAATACCTGGCGTCCCTCCACGCCCTTGTTCGGGAGCGAATCGAGCACTTTCTGCGTGGCGTATTTGGCGCGGGTGGCCGCCCGGCCGCGCGCCAGCGCGTCGAGGGCCTCCTGCCCGGCTGGCGTGCCGAGCTGCACGCCCGGAGGCGGCGCGGTCGGCTTCGGCGGCTCGGGCGTCGGCTGGAATGATGCATCGAAGCTGGCGCTCTTTTGCGGCGCGCTCGTCCGGCTGGCCTCTCCTTCCCCGGCGATCTTGAGATCGCGTTTCGGATACAGGCTGACGGTCGTGGGGAAATCGCCGCTCCCGACGCCGCTCGGGTGCCGGAACTGGAGATAGCTGTGTCCGTCCGCTCGCGCCCCGGCCGCTTCACGCTCGATGACCTGATCGATGTCTTCATCGTTCGCCATCGCCTCGTCGACCGTGTCGCTGATGTCCTTCACGCTGCCGGAATTCGCCTCAACGCGCAGGACGCGCGGCTCTCCTTCGCCACGGCCTCCTCCGATCAGCGGGTTCTGAGCGAATTGCCGGGCCTCGCGCGGCTCATCGGTCAGGTAAGCGAGACCGTCCGCAAATTCCGTGAAAGGCTTCGCCGACGTTCCGTGGTACAGGACGCGCGCCTGCTCGGGCAGAGTGGTCCCGAACGCGTGATTGAACGCTTGCGCCGGGTTCTTCGGCTGGGGGAATTCGCCGAACATGCCCGGTCCCTGATAGCCATTGGCATAGCTCGCATGCTCGGCGTAGACGTTGAGCTGCTGCGCGATCGCAGCCGGATTTCCGTCGCGCAGGCCGAGGGCGATGGCCTGCGCCTGCGGAGTGTATTTTTGCTTGTTGAACAGGCCGCCCTGTTGCAGGTAATCCTCGACGCTTAATCCTTTGGCGCGCGCCGTCTCCAGCAGATCGATGCCGCTCTTTACCTGCTCCGTCAGTGCATAGTCGCCATGGGCCTCCAGCCTCGCCAGCGGGCCGGCGATGCGGTCCACCTTGTTGCGGATGGCCGCGGGCAGCGAATCGAGCTGGTCCGCGTCGCGAAAAAACCGGCCGAGCAGAAGCTGCGTGATGCGCTGCTTCCCGGCCTGCGTCAGCGCGTCCTCGGTGGCGTAGCGCGCCGCTTCCTGGGGCGCGATCACGCCGTCGCCGATCAGGTTGTGCAGCATGTCCACGCCGTGCCGGCCTTCGATCGCCTGCGCGGTCGTGGCGTCGGGGCCCAGCTCGCCCAGCCGGTCCGACAGCCTCTGCAGCGTATCGGGGCTCACTCGCCGCGCGTCCGCCACGGCCTGCTCCGCCGGCGTCAGGGCCGCGGTCCCGGTCTTGTTGAAATCGGTAACCGCGTCCTGCACTTTCGCCGGACTCGAAAGTTCCGCGTCGTCGATGACGCGCACCAGCACGGGCTGGTTATATTTCGCCACTTCCTTCGGGTCGAGCCCGAACTGCGCGGCGCGCTGCTCCAGCATGCCGCGATAGGCCGCCGCGCCTTCCGGGTTGCCGGCGTAGACGCGCTGCATGATCATGGTGCGGCCGTTGCCGCCCAGCACGTTGCCGTCGCTGTCGACCAGCGGCGGACCGTTGGTCGCGTCCGGATTGTCGGTGATGTGATAGCGCGGATCGAAGCCTTCGGGCGTCGACCACTCCACCACCTTGCGCTGGTTGGCCGGGTTCGAATAGTTCCGGTCGTTTCTCAGCGGGTATTGCGGATTGGGGCTGAAGGTCTGCCCGTTGTGGCTGGGCTCGAGATCGCCGAGTTCGCGGATTTCATAGGTTGCTCCATAGGTTGTGGGCGATCCGGGGACGATGGCCGTCGTGCGCGCATCGCGCGGGCCCGCTCCACCCTGTTGATCAGGAGCTGCGCCTTGTTCAGTTGCTCGGGCGTCGGGGCCGCGGTCGAGCTGTTCTTCGGGTGTGGGAACGTTGGGGGCTTCATCGATTTTTACTCCTGGTGCGGGTTGCGAGATCTCATTGCCTTCGCCATCATAGGCGACCAGCTTGTCGCCCACCCGCTGCCACTTCGAAAAGCCTGCGGGCGCGCGCTCGGCTTTGCTTACCGCCTCGCTCACGGCGTCGTGCAGCGCTTTCACGGCCTGGGCGGCGGTGCCCTGCGACAAGGTGCGCAGCTCGGGCATGTCCGCGCCGCGCGCCGCCTCCTTGATCGCGCTCAGGTCGCTGTCGGCCACGCTGGCGCGCTGCGCGTCCGGGCCGTCGATGATGTTATCCAGCGCCAGCAGCCCTTTGCTGGCCCGCTGCTGCGCGATGGGCATGCCACGCCGGATCTGGTCGCGAATGGGCTGCAGGGCTTCTTTCACCGGCCGCATGTCGACGGGCAGAGGCACGTCTTCCATCACGGGCTCGCTCGTGAATTGGCCGGGGATCTCCATCCCGGTCTTCGGATCCTTCACGGGAACCTGCCGCGTCCCGGTCTGCACGTTGCGCAGGTTCGCCGGATCCGCCTCGATCTCGCGCAGCTCGCCATAAGCCCGGTCCGCTTCGGCGTCGCGGGCGCGAATGTTGCTCTGCAGCCCCTGGGTGACGTCGCTCCCGGCCTGGCCCGGCGCCACGGAGGTCGGGTTCGCCTGGTCCATCAGATCGCCTGAGACGCGCTCGAGTGCCGTGTCCGTGGCGTTCCTCGCGCCCTGCGCCACCATGGAGCCCGCGGGCGTGTAATCGGCGAGTTTCTGCACGCCTTTGACGTAATCGTTCCCGGTCGCCGTGCCGGCGTCCACGGGAATCCCGCGGTCCTGGGCCCACTGCACGGCGCCGGCGAGCTTCTGATTCGCCTTTCCCGCGCCGACCCTCGCCGCCTCCGGAAGCTTCGCCAGCGCGGTCTTCACATAGGGGCTGTCGGGCGCCGCCAGGGTAACCCCGAGCCCCATGCTCTCGCCGGCCGCGTGCGCGAGATTTCCTCCGTGCTCGATTTCCGCGCTTATGGGATCGATGCTGGATCCGCCGGGGATCAGGTAGTTGACAAAATGCGCCGCCGCGCTGCCATAGTCGCCTCGCTGATAGGCCGCTTTGGCGCGCTCCCACGCCTGCGCGTTATTGGCCGCGATGCCTTTGGCGGTGTCGATGGGATGCCAGAATGCGCCCTGCGCCAGATTGTTGATGCCCTTCGCCAGCGTGACGGGATTCAGCTCCTCGCCCGCGCCGCTCGCGAATTGCTTCATCGCCTCGATGGTTTTGCCCACCAGCGAATCCGGCGCGGCATGGTCGCCGGTGGTTTCCCACTGCGGCTGGCCTGCGCCCTGGTCCGTCGTGCTTTCCCACTGTTGGTCGGCCATTACTGCACCTGCTGGGACCGGAACTGCGTCCCGTCCTGCGGATTCACGGCCATGATCTTAATCGGCTTCCCGGTCTTCGGGCTCATATAGGTTTTACCCACGTCGCCCTGGGTCAGTTTCGGCGGCAGCGGTGGGGTCTGCCCTGTCTGCTGCTGGGCACCGCCGCTGTACCGCTGCAGCACGGCCTGGGATTCGGGGCTGAGCTGCCGCTCCATGGGCTTGCCCATCTGGCTCTCGTAGGCATGCGCCATCTTCCCGAACCGCGCGCCGAACAACTGCGCGGTCTGCCCGAGGGTCGCCTCGCGCGTCGCCGTGTTCACGCTCGAGCTGAAATTGCGCGCCATCGCCTGGCGCTCCCCTTCGCCGCCCGCTTCGCCGATCACGGCCTTGGTCACCTCCGGGGCCACCATCGACACAATACCGTCGTAAACGTTCCTTGCGCTGCCTCCGAACTGATATCCGAGTGCGTTGGCGATCCTGTTGAGCCCGACGATGTCGTTATTTTTGAGCGCTTCGCCCGCGCGGCTGATGGCGTCCAGATGCGCCAGCGCGGTGTCGATGCTGGTGATGGTTTTGCCGCTCGCGCCCGCGGGCGAGAAGTCCTGCGCGACCTTGTTCCGCGCCGGAAACTGCGTTCCGTCGTGGCCGCGGTCGATGGCATAGACTTTGCGCATGGTCGCCTGCCCCAGCGCGGTCCGCGTGTTGGCGTCGGGCGCCTGATAGTTCGCGATCGCCACCGCCACGGGATCCTTCATCGCGACTTGCTTCAGCTCGTCATCCGATAGCGGCTTGCCATTCGCGTCGAGGCCCGCCCCGAGGGTCGCGTCGAATTTCTTCTGGCCGAGGTTCAGCTCGCCGCCCGCGATCGCGTTCCGCGTGTTCTGGTTCGCCGCCGTCTGCGCGTCGCGCGTCTTCGTCTGCGCCAGCGTCGCCGCCGCCTGGTCCGATTGCCGCTGCTGGTCGGGCGTGAACAGCTTCGGATTCGCCAGCGTTGCCGCGCCGACTGCGGCGTCGGTTTTCGCCTTCGCCTCGAGGCCGGGCTTCTCGAGGTCGAATTTGTCCTGGCCGGTCTGCGCCGTCACCATGCGCGCGTTGGCCGTCGTCGCCTCGGTCTGGCGCTGCTGCTGCGTGGGGCTCAGGCTGATCATGTGGTCCGCGATCCGGCTGGTGAGCTGGCGCGCCGCCGCGCCGGTCGGATCCTGCTGCAGCGCCGCCGAGACCTGGTCCATCAGGGGTTTGACCACGTTCGGATCCACATGCTGCTGGCGCACGGCGTTGGTCGCCAGCGTCATGAAGAGCTGCGGATCGCCGTTGGCCGCTTTCACGGCCGCCCCGATGCTGCCGGCGTAATCGTTTTCCTGCACCGCCACCTTGCCCTTCGCTTCCTGCAGGTCCGCGTGGCTCTTGTCCAGGTCGTTGATGGATTTGATGATGCCGGGGATCGCGCTGCCGTGGCCCGCCTGCGCGAGCGCATGCGTCAGCGTGTCGCGGTCGATGGTCGGCGTCCCGTTCGCGTCCGTGGTCAGCGCCGCCTGATAGGCCGCATTCAGCGCCCGTGTCTGGTCCAGCTGGATCGCGCGCTGCTGGTTCTCCTGCCGCGCCGCCTCGATCTGCTCCTGCTGAAGCTGTTGCCCCTGCATGGCCTGGCGCAGCGTGATGATCCGGTTCGCGATCCCGTTCGGATCCACCTCCGGAGGCCGCGGTCCCTGCGCGATGAGGGCGTCAATGTTCGATGCCATGTGTCAGCTCCTTAAACGTTCGGTTGGTAGGGCGCCGCGGCCGGGGGCGTATAGGTGCCCATATTGCCCGGGTCATACGGCTGGTATTGCGGAATCCCCGTCATCGCGCCCGTCAGCGAGAATCCGCCGCCGCCGCCGAATCCGCCCGCGATGGCGCTGTTCAGTCCCGAGCCGATGCCGCTCAGCATCCCGTTCCACGCGTTGGCCGCGCCCATATCGCCCGCCGCTTTCGCCTGGCCCTCGCCGATCTGCGTGTTCCCGACATACTGCCCGGTCGCCATATCGATGCCGGCCTCGGTGTCGGCCGCGCTCGTCTGCAGGCCGCTCGCATACTCGCTCCCCTGGAGTTGCTGGCCGCCCGCGGTGGCCGCCGCCGCGTTGTTCTGCCCCGCCGCGTTCTCGGCCGTCTGCACGCCGGCGCTGCCCGCGTACTCGCTCGCCTGCTCGCCGGCGTTTGCGAGGGTGTTCTGGTCCTGAAACGCCGTCTGCTGAGTCTGCATGTGCCGGTTGAACGCGTTGGCGTACTCGCTCGAGGCGTCGTTCTGGCTGTAGCTGGCGAGAGCCTTCGCCGCCCCGCCCGATCCGATGGCCCCCGTCGCCGCCTGGCTCCTCTCGAGAGCGAGTTGCCCCTGCTGCAGGCGGAACTGATAGCCGGGATCGTCCTGCATCATCTGGTCCGCAGTGTAGGGCTGCGCGATCGAATCCGCGATGGTCGCGGCCTTGCCCGTCGCCGCCGCCCCGGTGGCAGCATACGGCTCGACGCCGGCGCCCGCCGCCGCGCCGGAATCGGTGACGCTTTTCGCCCCCTGCCCGGCGATCGTCATCTCGGTATCGCCCGCCGCCTGGCTGGCTCCGACGACGTTCGCCGCGGCTGGATTCACGGCGCCCGCGATGGTCGAATTCGCGGTCGTGTTCGCGTTCGTCATCGTCGTGCCTGCCTGCTGTTCGCCGGTCGATACGGCCGTGGCCGCGTTATGGGCAGCAGAGCTTCCCTGGATTCCGCCGATGATGCTCGTCACTACTGATGGCATTTGCTCACTCCGAATAAAATCTGGTCCTGCAAAACTCCCCGTCTGAGAAAGCTCGCGAGGTTGACTCCGTATTGCTCCATGCCCGCGCGCCGCGCCGCCCGGATCGCGATCGGGTTATCCGCCGGGATCGAGGCCACGATGCGCCGCGCCGGCGTGTGCTCGAAGGCCCACCCGAAGATCTCGCGATGCGCGCGCGCCGCTTGGGGTCCGAACGCGCGGTCCACATGGATCTCGTACGTCACGCTGTTCTGCGGCAGCAGGGTAAAGGTCGCGACTGGTCTTCCGGCGTCGCTGGCGACGACGTAAACGATCCGCGGGTCCGCGCCCGGCCGCCAGTCCCCCGGGCTCGGCGCGCCGTCGTCGATCGAGGCCGCCCACACGCGCGCGTCGAACGCGATCGCGGCGCGCACCAGCTCGAGGTTGCCCGTGCGGGCGAAGGTGATCAGATCGCGCCCGCCTGATGCAGCTTCAGCAGCGCGACCTTCAGGCCACGAATCCGTAATTGCCCGGCGAACCGCCGCCTCCGTTGCTCTGCACCGCCCCAATATCGAGATAGCCGGTCATGGTCCCGCCGACGAATGCGCCGGGATAGCCAGCGGCCTTGCATGCCGCGCCGCCGCCCGCCGCGTTATTGGGTGAATAATCGCCGGTCCCACTGCTCGTGAACGGGCCTGTGGTCAACGTTACGTCGCCCGTGCTGCTCAGCCCGTGGTAATTGCCGGAGCTGTTGGACCCGACGGCGTTGTTTCGCAGGAAGGTCACGCCGGGATTGGTGCCTGTGTTTGGGCAATTGACTCCGTAGCCTGTATTCCCGTAGATGATGCAGCTTTCCACCCATAGCTGATTGGGATTGGTGAGGACTGAGCCTCCGTTTGCGCCCTGCAGGAAGATGCCGTCGCCGGCGTTTCCGGCGATCGTAGAGCCACTGATGATCGCCCAGTTGTTGAAGAATACGCCCCGATTTGCTCCGCCGGCGACGATGCAGTTGTACATCGCCACGTTTCCACTCGTAAGATTTATGCCTGCGCCGTGCGAGCCGAGGATAACTGTGTTGCGGATGGTCAATGTGACGATGCCGCCGCCCGTGATGGCGCTCCCGGTCGTAGTCGCGCCGATGTAGCAGTCTTCGACAAATGGATTGTTCGAAAGCGACATCCCATTGGTGAAACCCGCCGCGACCCACACATTTTTGATCAGGCAGATGCTGTTGCTACCTAACGTAATGGCGATGGAAGGGGTCGCCGCCGTGGTCGTGAGCTTCAAATTCTGCAGCACGAATTGCTGGCCAGTAACCGGTCCCTGAATAAGAACGGTGCTGTTTGCCGTCATCGTGATGGTCGGCTGTGCGGCGTTATCGCCATGCGTCGCGTTGTAGCCCGCCCACGTCAGACCTGGCGAACCCCCTCCCAGCTGGGAGCTGACGCTATAGCTGCCAGCCTTCACCCAGATGGTTTGCCCGCCGACGAGATTGCTCGTTATGTCGGAAGGAAGCGCAACGCTGCCGCCCAGGTTGCCCGCGCCGCCGGTGCTCGACGCCGTTCCCACGGCGCGGTCCATCGTCGCTACGCCGCCGCTTACTGAGTTCACGCAATACCGTCCTGCGGTGAAACCGGTCCCGCCGGTGATGTTGATGATGTTGCCCACGTGCGACGACGTGAAGGGGTTGGCCGCGCTCGTAAGCTGTGTTGTGGTCGTACCGATTACAAGGTCGGTATAAGTTACCTGTGGCGAGTTCTGCTGCGAGTAATCCGTTCCGGTCGCCGCAAGGTTGAAGCCGCCGCCGTTCGCGGAGTTGCCCGTCGTGCGTACGTCCCAGTGAACTCCGGATGGAATCGCCATCGCTTAACCTCGCGCCACTGCGGTAAACACCCACGAACTTGTTCCGCTCGTGATGTCAATCGTGAAAACGTCGTCCAGCGCCACGGATATCGAGGTCGAACTGAGTGCGCTCGTCAGGTCCACCGTCGTACCGGCCGACGTGCCCGCTGAAATTGTCTGGTCGCTGGAAAAGATAGACGTTCCGTTTTGCTTAATGCGGAAAGTAAGCGCTGTTGAAGCATCGGACGTCTTCACCCGCACCTTACAGGCGGTGATAACACCCGCGTGCGCCAGTAGCTCAGGCCCCACATCTGTGCCCGTCGCGCCGCTTCCCATTGCAAACTGGACGGACAGGGGGAATGTCGCCTGCCCGGTGCCGCCATTGGCAACCGGAAGAACGCCGCTAACCCCGGCTGTCAGCGAAATAGCCGGGAGATCGGCGGCGACAATTGCCCGCAATCCAACCGCGCCCGTTGAGCCATCCGGTGTAGCGAGAAACTGATTTGCCGTCTGCCCGGTTGTTGCAGTGATCGCAAAGGTTCCACTGCCCGTTACCGGCGAACCGGATACCGACAGCCACGAAGGAACCGTCAAGCCCACGCTGGTAACAGTGCCGCCGCCGCCGCTGCCCGGTACGATGATCTGAAAGTTCGTGCCGTCGAATTTCGCGGTAATGATCTGCCCCGCCGCAATATCGCCCGCGACCAGCGCAGTCGTCCCGTTTTTCGTGAGCGGGTACGTGGTCCCGTTCACGGTGAGCGTGCATGCCGTGCTGTTGCCGCTCGCCGCCTTGAACACGACCTCGCTCCCGGCCACGATCGCCGGCGCGGGCGTGAGCGTGACGGCGAACGCGTTCGCGCTCCCGCTGTCGGGCGCGTACACATACGCTTCCTGCTGTATCGCGCTGATGGTCGCGGCCGCGCCCGAGGGCGCCGCGACGCCGCTGTTTGTCAGCGTCTTCCCGTCCGCGCTGTACATCGGCAGATAGCCCGATGCGCCTGTGGCATCGCGCATGGCTACCTTTGTTCCGGTGGCGTTGTCGCGGGCATCCAGCCCCAACTGATCGAAATCGATATTGCCGCGCTGGCCTGGGCCTCCCGGCGCCAGCACTGCGTAGGCGACCGCTTTCGAGACGCCGACTTGCGGATTGATGAGAACGGCATAGCTTACCGCCTTGCTGGCGTTGATGCCGGTGTTGATGGCCATGTGTCAGGCTGAACGCAAATTCATCTGCAGTCCGGTGAAGTCGGCCTGCTGCCAGCTCGTTCCCGTGACAGGGTTCGCGCCGTCGTAATGCTCGAGCGTCCCGTAGCTGCTCGCCGCCGCTGTCGCGGATCCGCCGAACGCGGTCGTTGTGCCGTCCGACCAGCCGGGGTTTACTTTGGTGGCCGTCGCGCCTGAGCCGGCGGCGGCGCGCAGCGTGGTTTTCACCGCGGCCACGTGCCACGTGCCCGCCGGAAGGCCGTTTACCGCGAATTGCTCATCCTGCCCGATCGTGTTCGTATAGGCTGGATTGGCATCGCTGTAGGCCTTCCCGTTGATATCGCTGTAAGTGCCCGCGGTCCAGTCGTCGGTGGTCCCCTGACCCGTCAGCGCCAGCGTGACCAGTCCCGGCATGCCGCGGGTGTCTCCGTCCGACGCGATGATTTCGGACAGGCAGAAGCCAATTCCCGTGCCTACGTTCCACATCACGACGCTGTCGAAGCCGGCCATGCCCGAGACGGTCACGTCTCCCGTATAGGTGAGCACCTGGAAGGTTCCAGTGCCGATGTTTGCCCAGATGGTCACGGTCGCGCTCGTGCCATAGTTCGCGACCTGCATATCGAAGCGGATTCCGCCGACGGTCGCCCGGGTATAGCCCAGGTTTCCCCAGGAAACGGTGGAATCCTGAAGCAGGGTCCACGTGGCGCCGTCGAACTTCAGCAGCGCGATGCTCTGGTACCCCGTGTTCGCGCCCACCCCGATATACAGTCCCTTGCTCGTGCCGGAAAGCCCCAAACCGAACAGGCCAAAATCGGTCCCGAACAGACCGGAAACGCCGACCACGCCGGTCAGCCATCCCGACGTGCGCGCGCCGCCTGCGAACGGATTGGACCGGATGCCGCCGCTCGTGAGGAATGGGGGGTTGGGCGATATGCCGCAGCGGGCGTAAGAGGTGCGATAGAAGTCAGTCCCGCTCGTGTTCAGTCCTACCGTCGTGCCCGTCGTGGTGATGGGGAAATCGATGTCTTCCCCGCCGCAGAATAGTATCGACATGTCTTTCCGTCCCTAATAGGCGTATTTGGCCCGCCAGTAGCCTGTGTCGCGAAATTTGAGCGCGATCGTCATGGCGATGGCGGCGCCGCTGATGGTGAAGTCCACGCCCTCCACCTGCTCCACGCCGTTGAGGTAAAGCGCCAGCGTGTCCGCAATCGGCGTGTGGCTCAGCGTGAAGGCCTTGTTCGCGCCATCCATCGCGCCTGCCGGCGTCTCTTCCGTCCACGTGCCGGCGCTGTTGCTGATGACCTCGGAGTTGCCGCCGATCCCCTGGACCGCTCCCACCAGCTGCTCGAAGAACACCACCCACGGCCGCGTCAGTTCCACCGCGGCGGGGCCGCTGCCGTCCTTCGATTGCAGCATCGGAGTCCGCAGCGGGACTGCCGGGATCTTCGTTTTTCCGTCGCCTGCCATACAGGTCTTAGCTGTTGCCGCCCGCCAGATCCAGATATGCCGCCATCAGCGCGATCTGCGCCGCGTCCGCGATGTCCACGCTGAACACGCGATCGCGCGCGCGGCCGAGCCGGCGCCATTCGCTCATCTGAAACGCCGTGTCGGACGTCGAGCTGATTCTTCGCGCCGAGCCGGCCCGCGGCGTGTTGAAGGTGACGCCCAGATCGTCCGACCAGCTCAGAGTCGGGTTGGGCGCGCTCGACCCGCCCTGCATGGCGAGGCGGAACCGCGCGTAAAACGTCCACAGTTCTTCGTTCGACAGATGCGGCGCGGTCCTGCGCCGGTGAATCGCCGTCCCGTTATCGGTGTAGACGTCGAGCGACAGCCGGTAAAGATTGCCGGTCGACCAGTCGCCCGTCAGATGCTGGCCGAAAACATAGCCGTGGGTCGCGTAGCGCACGCGGTCCCAGCCGGTTCCGTTCCACCAGCCGCGCTCATGCCACGCGCCCGCCGTCGCGTCCCACACCCACGTCGCGTTGGCCGTGGGAAAGCTGATCACCCAGAACTGGTGCCCGTCCTGCACATAGACGAATGCGACCGCATCGGCGACGGTCTCGTATTCGCCCCATGCCTGCTCGATGGCGTGCGTCGAGATGCGCTGCGGGATGTAGCCCGCGGCCATCCACGCCACGGGGTTGCCTCGGGTATCGCCGCCGATCCACGCCACGCCGTTCGCCAGATTCACGATCGAGTACGGCGCCCGGCATCCCTGGTGAACGAACGCGCCGGGGTCGCGCTGGAACGGGAACGTCGCCGCGCCCGTGTTCCGCCAGATTTCGCTCGTCTCCGAGCCGAACAGCCAGATCTCCTCGTGATCCACCAGCACGGCCGCGATCGCGTCCGGGTAGGCGGATTTGCTCGCGAAATCGAGCGCGCTCCAGTTGGTCCCGTCGTCGATGGCGCTCAGATACCAGATCTTGCTCGCCGGGGGCAGCGCGATGAAATATGAATCCAGAAACGCCACCTGGGCCGCCAGCACGGGCTGCGCGAACTGCGCCGCCGCATTGCTCTGCGTTCCGGCGCTCGCGGTCAGCGTCAGCGCCGTCCCGCTCGTCACGCTCGCGATCGCATAGACGGTGGTCCCAATGACGAAGCCATCGCCGGCCATCAGCCCGGTGAACGGCTGTGCCGTCTGCCCGGTGTTCTGGTTCCCGCTCACCACTGCGGTCACCGCCGTCCCGCTGGTGTCGACGGTGGCGGTCCCGCTGGTGACGAGGAACGTCGCGCTGGTCTGCGTTCCCGCGCTGGTCGCGAGGGTGATGTGAGAGGCGTCGGTGAAGGCCGAGATCACATAGGACGTGCTGCCGACGTAAATCTGGCTGCCCACCATGCTGGCGTCGAAGGGCGATCCGTTGATCCAGGTGACCGCCGTGCCGCTCGTGCTGCAGGTGCCCAGCCCGTCGTTGAAAAATGTCCTCACGGGCGCGGTCGAAAGCCCGAAGATGCCGAGGTCGCCCAGAATCCACGCCACGCCGGCGCTCGCCATCAGCAGCTGGCCGCCGTTCACGGCGAACTGCACGGGCGAGTTGGTCGCGTCCGTGCCCACGTCGCCGCGCTGCCAGTATGCCCAGAAACTCGCGCCGGTCTGCGTGCCCGCGCTCGAAGACAGCGTGAGGCTGGTCGCGCTGTTCCACGTCGCGATCGTGTAGCTTGTGCCGGCGATGATGATGGCCGTCATCCCGCTCGGAAAGGTCGAGCCCGAAACCCAGGTAACTGCGGTTCCCGAGGTGTTCACGGTCCCGCTGAAAACCTGATAGACCTTGCTGCCGGCGACGACGAAGCACTGGTCGGGCCCGGTCTCGCCCGGGAGATTGTCGATCAGTCCGGTCCAGATGCCGCGCACGGGGCTCGTGGGCAGCGTCCCGAACAGCGCGAGTCCGGGCGTGCCGAGAAGCGCTTTGGGGGATTTGCCGCCGCCCGACTCGTCTGCTTCCAGATACAGGTTCATCGAGCGCTGCGCGTCGAAGGCGAGCGAGCGCGAGGTATAGCTCTCGCCTATGAAAGCGTCAAAGGTAGCCACGGCACTTAGTCGATTTCTTCCTGGCCGTCGAGCCAGTTATAGAGGCCGCCGCCGGTCTGCTGCAGTTCGCTTTGCATCTTCAGCTCGGGCGATGGGCAGTTGAGGCTGGCCACCGTCTCGCGCGCCTGCCGCAGCAGCTCGGCGTTCGCCGGCGACCACTCCCTGTTTACGGTGGGCGCGAGGCGCATGGCCAGCGAATAAAGCCAGAATTCGTAATAAGCGGGCGGAATCAGCAGCGTCGTCGTCAGCGCCGCGATTTGCGCGAACTGCCGCCACGAGTACATTTCCCACTGGTAGGCGGCATCCGGGATGGGATAGAAGTACATCGTCCCGAAGCCCGGCGTGGAGCCCTGCCCGAAGCCCGCGTCGAAGTACATGCCGCGTGGCGGCGCGTAAACCTGCTGATAGCGCACCTCGGCCCAGCGCCTGAAGTCCCACGGGTGGATCGGGCGCCGCACCGTCGATGACAGCAGCAGGTTGGCGCGGTCGATCCTGGTCGGCCGCGGCGCGTTGAAATCCGCCGTATAAGTGGCCGTGGGATCGATCCCGATGGTGTAGCTCTGCTGGCTCGGCGTCAGCGTGAGCAGGTCCATGCGCTCGCTGAATAATTGGGCGCGCTGCGCGTTCGAAGCGTCGATCAGCCCGTTCAGGAACATCAGGCCATCGGCCAGCAGCTCGGGGCCGTTGGTCTGCCCGGCGCGCGTGAAGCCGACCACGCGCAGCGCCGCGTAGATGAGATCCTGCGCGGTCACTGCCGTTGCCCCTGCTGTGGCGCGGCCGGCGCCGCCGGCGCATCCAGAGCGTTCACTGGTCCTGCCGGGGGCTCGCCGCCTTCCATCAGCGAGGCGTTGAGCGCGCGGATGGCCGCGAGCGATGTCTGCGCGATCCCGATCACGATCGGGCTCGGCGTCACGTCGTATTCGGGCGCGTGCTTGACCGCCAGGTTATAGCGCAGCGCCTGCGCGAAGCCCGGCGGAAAACTCACCGCGGTCGTCTGGTCCGGAAACTGCGAGAGCGCCTGCCACGTGCCCAGCTCGACCTGCATCGTGCCCGTGAAAGTCGGGGTGGGATACAGGCTCACATTAGCCAGCGGAGAGGCGTTGTCGAAATACAGATCGGTCGCGATCGCCGCCTGGGCGGCTTTCTCGACGATGATCTGCCATTCCGGCAGGCGCAGGACGCGCAGCGGAAATCTCAGGTTCCCGCTCCCCGCCGGGCTCGGCAGCAGAATGCCGGCCGTCTCGATCTTGACGGGGCGCGCCGCGTTGAAATTTCCGCCGCTCCCGATGGTATAGGCGGCCGTTCCGCTCGTCAGTGAATAGGCCGCCGTGCCCACCGTGAATACGTTGAGCCGTTCGATCGACCAGCTGTCGAGCATGTCGTTCAGCGCCGTCAGCCCGTCCGCCAGTTCCGACGTCGAGGGCGTGCCGCCCGCGTCGATCGCGCCCAGCAGCCGCATCGCGGAGGTGATGATGTCCTGTGCCGTCATTTATTTCCGCTTCGTGGTTTTAGCGCGCGCTTCCTTCGCCAGATCATGCTCGGCAGCCGGAGCTTCTTCCGGCGCGTCGGTCGCGACTTCGTCGCCCGTGTCGGGCGTGTCGCTGGCATTGACCGCTGGCGCGGCCACATCGGCGTTCTTCTCCGGAGATGACGCCAACCAGGCGCGCGTTCTGGACAAGGCGCCCTGTTCGTCTTCGTCCACGGTCAAAAACGCCGCCGGCGTGTCGCGCCATCCCTCGGCGTCGAGAGCCTGGTGGTGTTCGTCGCCGTGAATCATGACGGCGCGCCCGTCGCGGTGATAGCGCCAGCTCGGGTAAGCCTGAAATTCGTATTCCTTCTTTTCCATCGCGTTGGTCTCCTGATAGCTCTCAGCCGCCAGCCATCAGCCCCGCGCCTGCGCGCGAAGCTGACAGCCGATAGCTGACTCCTGATCGCTGACTTAGTAACTCGGCGTAAATCCCGAGTTGGTCGCGTCATACGTGAAACACAACGTCTTCGTAGCCACCGCGGTGGAGGCCTTCAGGATGTTGTTGGTCGCGGTCGTGGTGAACGCGCCGTCCGGAATCACGCAGAAGCCGCCGCCGTTCCAGCCCGCGCCCATGGTGAAGCTGGTGATGGCATTGGTGCCGCTGATGTGCTGCAGCGGGCCGTTGACGGCCGTCGCGCCGGCCACGCTGGCCACCACGGCGGTGACCTCCGGGGTGCTTGCGGCCGCCGGATTCTGGAAGCCCGGAACCCAGCTCAGCGTGATGGTCGAGCAGAGCCACTGCTCGCCCGTCTTCGTGTTCACCCACGGGGCCACGAACGTGGAAGCGGCGGTGCAGCTCCCGCTGGGACTGTAATCGTAGAACCAGTTGGGATTGCCGATCAGCACGGCCGATCCGCTGGGGAAACCCGTGCGGGCGCCCTGGAGGCCGCGCCGCACTTTGATCGCGGTCCCGCTGATCGAGAGCGCGCTCATCACTTCGCCGCGCGTGGCGCCGGGCGCGATCACGTACAGCTCGCTCGCGATCGTGCCGGCGGAAAGCGAATAAGCGTTCACGCCGGTCGCGGACGTGAGATTGACGATCGAGTCGGTAGAGAGAACCGCGCTCGAGAGCGTCGTCGCGGTCAGCGTGTTGACCTGGCCGAAGGCGGCGCACGCCGCGAGGGCCAGAAGAAGAAAGAGACGATTGAAGTTTTTCAGCATTGAAATTTTTTCCTTTGAATTTGGCGCGATAAGGCCGCGGTCGCGGCCTTAATCGCTGGCTCGGAATTCCTGTTTTGCCTAGGCGGCGATGACGCAGGCCATCTCGGGATAGAGCTTCGCGAAGCCCGTCAGGCAGTCGAAGCGGTTGCCGTGAACGCGGTTCACGCCATCGAAGAACCGGATGAAGCTGAGCGTGATCCCCGTCTCCGGATCCATCTCCTGATAGGCCTCCTCCACGCCTTTCCCGCTCTTGGGATCGCTCAGAGGCACCGAGACGAACGCGAAGGCGTTCTTATGCAGCAGCAGGCCCTGCGGGCTCGCCGTCGATGCCGCGCCGAATACGGTTATGGCTGCGCTGTCCGCGGGGCTCGCGGTGACGTTCTGATACTGGCCGCTCGGCGTGATGGCCGGGAAGATCGAGACGCTGCCGTTGCCCGAGCCATCGCTCGAGAAGGCCGCGGTCACGACGAACTGCTGCAGATCGCCGGTCGACTGCCGGGTCTGCGGGTGGACGCTATAGACGCTCGCGAGGGTGAAGCGGTCGCCCACCACCAGGCGCGACGCGGCCGAGCCGGTCCAGCCCTTGGTCACGAGGCTCATGGTGGCGTTGTTGCCGCCGTCCGCCTGCTGGTTCGCGCCGTTGACCAGCGGAGTGCCGCCCAGCGGGCCCGTGGTCTGGGTGTAGATGGTCTGATCGCGCTCCCAGATATAGCCGAGCGTGTCGTCGACCTGGCCTTTTTTGACCATCGAGCTGATGGATCCGGCCGGGTTGAAGTAGGTCTTCTGCCCGATGACGAACTGGCTCGACATCTTGCGGTTGACGATGCAGACCAGCTCCTCTTCCGGAGGCAGGCCGAGCTCGACGATCTTGTCGCCCGCGCTCAGATAGGTATCGATGGTGGTCGGGGTCGAGCCCGGCGTCCCCACCGCGTTGAAGGTGTTCTGCGCCGCGAACTGCGCGCCGTCCGCGTTGATCTTGTGCGCCATCGCGATGGCGGCCGGCTTGGCGTAGTTCTCCTGAATGTCGTCGAGCGAGAGGGTCTTCTCGATCGAGTCCCATTCGAAGTGAACGTTGGTCACGTCTCCCACCGTCACGGTCGTCTTGACGTTGCTCAGCGCCTGCGGCTGATAAAGCAGTCCGGTGGTCGCCTGGTACCGCTGCGGCTTGCGCACGCTGATCGCGTCGCCCACCTTCGCGCCGGCTTTGCCGAATTCCTTCGAGTACTCCTTCGACATGTTGCGGCACACGGCGAGGTAGCCTCCCAGGTTCATCAGCACGGTGCGTGCGAAGACCTGGGGAGTAAATAGAACGTTGTTGGCCATTTTTCCTTTTGGTTTCTGTTTTCGCGGCCGCGGCCGCGAGTTAGCGGCGGGTCAGGTGCGCGCCCGCGATCCGTTTGAATTCGAGGTACGGCATCTCGGGATCGTCGAGCTTCGCTTCCTTCGGGGTCGCGCCGCCGCCCACGGTGCGCGCGGGCTTCGGCAGTTCCTTCTTCTCCGCTTTGGGTTTCTTGTCTTCGGCAGGCTTCTTGTCGGCGGGGGCTTCGGTGAGCTTGTCCTCGATCCGGCCCATCTCCTTCGCCGCCTGGTACGGGTTCAGCTTCGCGATGCGCGCCGCTTCCTCCGTATTGGTCGCGAGGTAATAAGCCAGCTCGGGGCCGATATCGCTCTCGGCTATGGCGTTGTGCATGGCGCGGGAGATCGGGGTTGAACCGGCCTCCTCCATCACGTCGTCATAGTCCTCGTGCTTTTCGCGGACCGCGTCGACCTTCTTCTCCCACGCTTTTTTATGGGATTCGCTGGCCTCGGCCCGTTTCCGCTCGGCTTCCTTCGCCTCGCGGGCGCGCTCGCGCTGCTCCACCTTCCACTCCGTCAGGGCCTCGACGTAGTCCTCGTAGCTCGTGAAATTCGCCGCCTCGGGCTTCTTCGCGTCTTGCGCTTCCGCCTTCGGGGCTTCCTTCTTCTGCTCGGGCTGTTTGCCGGATCCCTTCTTCAGCTCCTCGTTCTCGCGAGCGAGCTGCTCCGCCCTGCGCTCCGCCTCGCGCTGCTTCGCCACGGCCTTGTTGATCCGCTTCTGCGGGCCGTCCCCGGCTTCGGGCTCGGGCTTCTTCTCGCCTTCGCCTTCTTTTTCTTTGGCCGATTTGAATTTGCCGTCGTCGCCGCGCTCGGCTTTCCCTGCTGATTTGTCGTCCGTTCCCGAGTTCGGTCCGCTTTCGGCTTTCGCCGCGGGCACTGCTTCTTTCGTGGTCTCGCCGCCGAGCATGCTGCGCAGCTCGCCGATCGAGTAGTCGCCGCGAACTTCCGCGGCTTCGTTGTTGTCTGCCATTGGTCCTTGAGCGCGGTCTGTGAGCCCGGCCGTGAGGGCGTTGTTTGGGGTTACTCGGAAGCGCGGTGTTTGGCCCCGCCGTGAGGGCTTTACTGCAAACTTGTAGAGGCTTAGGCTGCTTCAGGTAGCTGTTGCTGCTGCGCCGCCGCGTCCTGCATGTCGGCCGCGTTGTTCTGCTGGCTTTCCTGCATCGCCGCCTGATGCTGTTGCGCCTGGCCGGCCTGCTGGACCGTCTGCGCGTGCTGCATGGCCGCGAGCCCGGTGTCGTGCGCCCGGTCGAACATGTTTTCGAGGCGCTCGGCGTCTCTGTCGGCCGCGGCGATTCCCTCGGCCAGCTTCGCTTTCACTTCCGCGCCGCGGACCGTAGTCCAGGAATTGAGCGCCGCGATCCGCTCTTTCGACGCGATCTCGAGTTGCGCGATGCGCTCCCGGCTCGCGGTCTCGGCCGCTTTCGACTCGAGGATCCCCGAGAGCTTATGTACTTCGCCGGTCAGGAGCTGGTTCTGCTGCGTCATTTGCGCCATCTGCGCCTTCGCCATGCCGAGCTGCTTCTGTGCGTCCTGGCCGCCGTCGACCAAACCTGGCGCCCGCATCGCGATCGCGCGCTCCATGCGGTCCGCGATCATCTCCGCGCCGGGCGTGTCGCTGGTCCGGAAATAGAGATCTCCGATCACCCACATCAGTTCCGGAACCGCCTGGATCAGCTCGCCCTGGCGCTGGTTCTCGGCTTCCCGCTGGCTGGCGTAGCTGGTTCCTTCCTTGATCGCGATCCCGTAGTCGCCGGGCGCGCTCATATCGTGCATCACGGGCTGGCCGGTCTTCGGGTGGGCGTACGCCTGATTGATCGGCGTCATCTTCACCTTGCCGTCGAGCGTCCGCACGGGCTTATGCGCTGGTTCGGTCCCGTCGATAATCGGAATGATCTCGAGCAGAATGCGCCCTAACCGCTTGCGCGATCGCGCCTCGTTATCCGCGAAGTGGAAGTTGGTTTCGTCGCCTTCTTTTTTGCGCGCGTTGATGGCGAGCCCTGAAGTCTCATTGCTTCTCGCCCCGAGCGAGGCGTCGAAGATGCCCATCGCGGCCTTGACCGCGTCCACGGCCTGCAGATAGCCCGCGACCAGCGCCTGAATCGGCGGCTCGGCCACGTTGCGCTGGGGCGGTCCCACGGGCTCGCCCGTGGTCGAGCGCGTCTTGTACTGCACCACGGCGCGCTGGACTTCGTTGATCGTTTCCCATTCCGCCTCGCGCCCCGCAATCTGCCCCTCGGCCGCGAGATACGGCGTTTTCGGCATCTGGCCGATCTGCTCCGCGATATTGCTCACGTACAGATTCACCAGGCGCTGCGCGTCCTTCGCGTGGCGTACCAGCGAATATGTTCGGCGCTCGCCCTCGACCACGTCCTCCTCGCCCCAGAAGGGAATCACGGGGATCGTCGAGCCGATCCAGTCCGTCTCGTCGAGGATCTCGGCGCCGTTGGTGCAGTAGATTTTTACGGTGCTTTCGCCGTCCTCGTCTTCCTCGCGCGTGTAATAGTCGGCGACCTGCACGCTTCGGCCGTCCGCGCCGAGTCCGAACCACGACGGCGCCGGATTGATGCCCTCGGAGTCGAACTGCCGAATGGCTTTCGTCTCGCCGAATTCCTCGATAAAGGCCTCGCGGCTCATCGTGCGGATGACGAACTTCCATCTCGAATCGCTGCGGTCGTAGCGCGTCGCGTTCGGATCGCAAACGACGCTGAACTGGTTGCGGATGGGCTCGATCGAGATTTCCTGCTCGCCCGATTTGCCTTTTTTGTACTTCGTCGTGACGCGGATCCAGCCGCGCCCGCTCACGGTCTGCGCGCGCCGCGCCGTGTCGTAGGCTTCGTCCGCGTCGCACTCATATTCGACGTGGCGGATGCGCCCTTCGAAGTACTCGGCCGTCTCGGGCGTGCCTTCATCCATCGGCACCGTGAGGATCGCGGGCTTGTTCTGGCGCCCGTCATTGACTACCTGCGAGACGCTGGCCGCGAGGCGGTTCTCCGTCAATACAGGCCGCTTCTTCCGCGCCTTGCGCACCGCCGGATCCCACTGGTCGCCGGCCGCGAACTTCGCGTCCTGCTCGGCTTCCCTGCGGTCGCTCGAGTCGAACGCGAGCCCGTAGGTAAAGCGGTCGCGGAGGGTCTTGAAAAAGTCGTCGCCGGTCTGGCTCATGCGAAAGCTATTTGCGTTTGGTGTTGAAGAAGGAGGGATGCAGCATCCGCTCCGGGTCAATTTTTGGATCGGCCTTCGGCTGATACGGCGATTCGATCGCGGCCGGCTTCGGCGCGCGCGGGATCTTCGGTGCTGCGGGTTTGGGTGTTTTCATAAATTCAGGCCATCCAGGCGTCATCGGAAGTCACCAGCTCGTGTTCCCGCCGCGCCTCCTGGATCTCGCGCTCGGGCGTCTGGATCGCGACCGCGAAATAGCGGAACGCGTCCGCGGCGTGGCTCGCCCAGTCGTGTATGGGCTGGCGCGTGGCGAGGCCCGCCGCGGTTTCGCCCCAGCGGTAATGCCTGAGCGATTGCAGGCCGTCCGCGCATTTGTTCTCGTCGAACCAGCACTGCCGGAAGATCGTTCGCGCCGCGTTGATGCCATCGTTGACGCTCAGCATCGCGACGATCTGCACCGTGCGCCCCTGCGCGCGGATCAGCTCTTCAATCGATCGGCCGCTCCCGAGTTCCTTCGCCCGGGCATCGTGAGGGAGGTAGAACGTGCCGTACAGATACGGCCGGTTCTGCATCTCCCGCAGGTAATGCTCGATGGGCTTGCGTGTGCCCTCGAGGAAATCGATCAGGTGAAACTCGCGGCCGGCCGTCTGCGCAAACCAGACGCTGGTGGCATCCCCGAAGCCCAGATCCCAGAACGTATGCACGGGCAGCGTCGGGTCGTAAGGGACGCGCGTGATGCGCGCCTCGCTCTCGGCCGCCCGGATCTCGTTCGCGTAGATCGCGCCTTCCGCGACCGACTTCGGATGGCCTTCCCAGATGTGGTGGAAGGCCGCGGGATCGGTCTCGCGCAGATGTTCGGCTTCAGCTCTCAGCACGTCGGGGAACCACGGGTTATCGGTGTAATTGACTTTGACGATCCTCGAATTGGGCGGCGGGTTCACCACCCAGCGCTGATAGGTGTCGTCGGTTTCCAGTTCCGGATTGAAGCTGGCCCAGATCTCCGAGCCTTCTTTTCGAATCGTGGGGATCAGCTTTTCCCAGCTGGCCCGGCTGACGGTCTGCGCTTCCTCGACCCACACGATGTCGCAGCCTTCGAGCGATTTGATGTTGTCGACGTTGTGTTTCAGGCCGGCGAAGATGATCTCGGTCCCGGTCGCGCCCCGGATCGCCGCCTTCTGCACGTCGTAAAAGCGCGCCAGCTCCAGCTTGCGGATCTGGTCTTCAAGAAGCTTGTGCACCGAGTCCGCGATCGACTTCTGCGTCTCGCGTGCGCACAGAATGCGAAGATTCCGGCTCGCGCCCTGCACCAGCAGCGCGCGCGCAAACGACCAGCTTTTGGCCGATCCGCGCCCTCCATAGGCTCCCTTGTACCGGGCGGGCTCGAACAGGAATGCAAGCTTCTCGGGAAATTCGGCATTCAAGGCTTGACGAACGTCACGGTGAGTGCGCTCTCGACGGGGCCGCCGTCCGGGCCCGATACTTCCACGCCGGTGCGGTATTTCGCGGGCCGCGCCCCGCGTAACAGAAACATCAGCAGCGCGTCCGAATAAACGCGCTTCAGGCCCACGGGCTTGCCCTTGTAAAACACGCCTTCGGTGACGCCTTTCGTGGCGCGCCGCGTGGCTTCATCTTCGAGGGTCTGGGTGGCTTCTTCCTTCGCTTCCTCGAAGGCCTCCCGGTAGCCCGGGACGTCGCGCAGCCAGTCGTAATGCACGCTGCGATCGATCCCCACGGCTTTCGCCGCCTCGCTGATGCTGTAACTGGCCTTGAAGGCCCCGATGAATGCCCGGTGTTTCTTAAGTACGGTCTTCGGCATTCGCCCGCTCCTTCGCCACGTCCGCGAATTCGCGGCCGTCCTCCAGCCGGGCCTTCCGGCCGGTGTACTGCTCCCAGCGCACGACGATCACGTCGGCATAGCGCGGGTCCAGCTCCATCAGCCGGGCCCGGCGTCCGTGCTTCTCGCACGCGATCAGCGTGGATCCGGATCCGCCGAACAGATCGAGCACGACGCCGCCCGGCTGGCTCGAATTTTCGAGCGCATGCTCGATCAGCTCGATGGGCTTCATCGTGGGGTGCATGCGGTTCGCGGCCGGCTTCGCGGCCTGCCACAGCGTTGACTGGGTCTTGTCGCCGAACCACTTGTCCGGGGTGCCCTGCTTGTGGGCGTAGAAGATGGGCTCGTGCTGCCACTTGTAGCGGCCGAATCCCCAGGCGAAAATATTCTTGGCCCAGATGATCTGGCAGCGCACTTCGAGGCCGGCCGCTTCCATGGCGTCCTGAAACTCGCGCTGATTCATCGCGGCGTGGCAAACATAGACGCTGGCCGCGGGCTTGATGGCGCCGGCGTAGCTCGCGAAGGCGGCGCGCAGGAATTTCGCGAACTCCTCGCGCGTCATGTTGTCCTTCTGGATCTTCAGCTTCTTCTTCGTGTAGCCCTGGTAATCGACGTTATAGGGCGGGTCTGTAAAAACCAGGTCTGCGCGCTCGTCTGTCGCCAGCTCCGTCGCCAGCGCGGTCGCGACCTCTTCGCTTTCCGGCTCCTCCCCGTCCACCTGGTCGGCGGGGTCGGTGACCACCAGATCCGCCTTCCTGCCGGCAATCAGCCGCGCCACGGCTTCCGTGTCCGTGGCGTCGCCAGCCAGCAGCCTGTGGTTGCCCAATAGCCACATATCGCCAGGCCTGCTCACGGCGATGGCCGGGGCCTCGGGCGCGCTGTCCTCGTCGCTTTTCGGGCTGTCCTGCAGCAGCTTCTCGAGCTCGAATTCCGAGAAACCGGTCAGGCTCAGGTCCGCCTCGAGCTGCTGCAGTTCCGCGATCTCCTCCTCGAGCAGGCTGGCGTCCCACGACGTCTCTTCGGCCGAACGGTTGTCCATCAGCCGGTAGGCGCGAACCTGCGCCGGCGTCAGGCCGGTGGCCACGTGTACCGGGACCGTCTCCATGCCGAGTTTCCGCGCGGCCAGCAGCCGCGTGTGCCCGGCGATGATCACGCCGTCCGCGTCCACGACGATGGGCTGCCGCCATCCGAATTCGCGCAGGCTCGCCGCCAGCACGTCCACGGCGCGATCGCTCAGCCGGCGCGCGTTCTTCTCGTAGGGCCGCGGCCGGTCAATCGGCCACAACTCGACCAGCAGGCCGGCTTCGGTGGTGGGTTTTTTCTTCACTGTGCTGGGGCGTCGGAAATGCGGACCACGAGGCGTGTCCCGCGTTTCGAGATGAACTGCGGCAGGTGCGGCATAAGCAGGTTCGCGGCTTTGGCTCGCTGCTTGTCGTTCGGCAGGCTGGCCAGCATCTCTTCGAGATCGGCCGGCGTTTCGATGCACGCCGCGACGCGTCTGGCCTCGACGTTCTCGGGCCGCCGCATCAGCCGGGGCCTGGCGCGCCGCTGGCTCATTTATTTGACGTCGATCTTCACGTCGACGCCGGCGATGAGCGCGAGGCCTGCCGTGATCCAGTCGTGTCTGTAGACCGCAACACAGAAAGCAGCGACCAGCGCGATCCGCGCGAGGCACATGATAACGGCTTTAACTTTGTATATGTTCATCGGCGTCCTACGAACGTGTAATCCTCGGGCCGCGGGGCTTTCGCTTCGTCAGCTCCGTCCTGCTGCTTCGCGGCGGGGATCGAGAAGATCTTTTCGCCGCGCTTCCAGGTCGCCCATTCCAGATCTCCGCCGTGGCTCAGTTTGCTCATTTGTCGGGTGTCGTGATGCGTAGGCTTCTGAGTCGTGTGCTCCGGTCGATCTCGACCGATATGGCTCGCCGCAGCAGATCGATCCGGAGGATCAGCCGGTTTTTGTACGGCCGGTCGACCAGTCCGATGCATCCCGTCAGCGGGCCGCTCTCGATCCGCACCAGGTCCCCTGTCCGGTAGCTGCATGGCGTGATGTGCCCGGTGGCCGCGCCGGCGATCCGGACGCTCTCGATCTGGCTGGCCGGGATGGGCTCCCCCAGAATCTGCGCCACGCCCGGCGTGCAGTTCGCCCGTTCCCTCTGCGGCGGATCCAGTCGCGCGAACAGGTAACCGGGAAAAAGCGGCCGCCGCGTCTCATGCACGCGATCCGACCACTCGACGGGCTCCAGATACCGCGGCAGGAAAACATCGCAATCCTGCCCGGCCAGCCGGTCGGCCACGACGTGTTCGGCGCGGGAACGCGTTCGAATGGCCCACCACTGACCACTGGCATCGAAGGGCTGGTCAGGCTTGTCCAGGGTAAGGCTCACCAGCGGTCTGCGCTCGTGGCCAGCGTCCTCGACGCGCAGCTCCGCCATGTGGGTCACATTGACCACTGGCGAAGTCTGGCCGGTTCTCTTATCCGGGGATAAGGTTGGCCGTGAGTGCTCGCCCCCGGTCAAATCCCTCAATCTCGTTAGTCGGTTTTGCTCAGCGCGGTTTCCGGTCGTCCGTCCGGAGCGCGTCTTTGATCTCTCGAATATCGGATTTCATATCCGAGATCTGCCCCAGAAACTGCGTGAATTCGTCCTTGCTCACGTAGCGCGCCTGCGTGTCGCGCAGGGTGGCTTCGATATCGCGGACTTTGCTGTCCATCGCTTCGATGCGCGCCTGCGTCGAGCCGGTCGCGGTCGACTGGGTGACGCGATCGGTGGTAAACGCGCCAAAGGCCCCCAGCATCGCGCTGATGAGCGCGGCGGCGACGGGAGAATTCCAGAGGGGGCGCGGCGATTCGGTCATGACCACGGGCCTTCCCTGGCGGCTCTCTTATCCGGGGATAAGTCCTGTCCGGTACTCGGTGCCTGGGTCATGCGGTCACTCGCTATATAAATCGGCTTTCGCTTACGCCGCTTCCGGCAGGTACACCTGATAAGCGATGGATGCGCCGTTGCATTCGCGCCGCTGGAAATGCACGCCCGCGAAATAGGCATGGGGCGGGAACAGCCCGCGGGCGACGATGGCCCGGCCGAATTTCACCTGGGCTCGATAGGCGGCGTGAAAGAACTGGCCGCGTCCAAGATTCGTCATCCGCTCGACCATGCGCCAGTCCCGTCCGGCGATGAAGTACTCGCGGAGGATGATCCGTTCCTGCTCGTCCAGCTCATGTTTGGCGACCAGCGCCAGCTCGGCCGCATACTCGGCATCCCGGCTGAAGCGCTTGAAGTGCCAGTGCGGTCCTTCCCTCCGGAGTCGATGCAGTTCGTTGATCGAGATGCGCGCCACGCTCCGGAACACGCATCCGCACGCCGACATGCTGCGCAGACGGCGACGGCCGTATCCGTGGCAGACCGCGCACTTCTCGCTCGCGAGATAGCGCA